CTCAGCGTCATCCAAGCAGAGAGTTGCCATGGCATCCCCCGTTGCGGCGACGTGATCTGCCGCAAGGCAACAGCGGTGATTACGATTGCTGCAGCGAGCGCGCTGCCATCGGCGCTGACGACCGAGCGCCCGTAGACTGAGGCGGGAAGCATTGCGATGGCGGCAAGCGCCCAGCCGAGCTGCGGCGAGATCGCTATTGAATAGGCGATCAGTGCGGTGAGAACAGCGAGACCGCCAAAGCGCATCAGATAGAACGTGCTCAGGAAATCGAGGTCGAGCAGACGGGCAACCAGTGCCGCTGCTGCCTGCGGCAGGTACGCGACAGGCGAATAGCCTTCCGATCCACCATAGGTGTAGCCGGACACATGATTTCGGAGTCGTGCCCACTTGATTTTGTAGCGCGCGAATTCAGTGCCGCGGCCCCTTCTGGTCGATCGTCGCTCTGAAGCCGGAGGGTAGTTGCGGCGGCTCCTCGGTGTTGCACGCGAGGCATGGCATCCCCGGCATCCCGCATCGACATCCTCTCTCCCCTGACCCTTCCATCGGCCGATCGGGATGGGCCTCGCACACCCACCGCGTGTCGTCGCAGGCGGAGCATTTCGGCATGATCACCCCGAACCTTCCGTCAGGGAGCCGGCCGCGCTGCCAGGCGCTTGAGTTGCTCTGGGTCGGTGATCTGGGAGGTCTCGATCACCTGCCGGATGGCTGCCTCGGCGGTGGGTGCTCGCACGGTGCCATAGGCATGAGCTGAGCTGCCCTTAATCCGGGTCACCACCCATTTCTTTTCGCTTTTTGACATGCCCTGAATCTGTGCTCCACCCCAGCGGAATCAAGGTCCGCGCCCGTTGCTGGCATTGGTGATGATCAGCTCGCGGGCCGCGCTGCGCGGTCCTCTGGACACCCGTGTAGGTCAGCCGCACATGGCTCAATTTGAGGCCGGCGAAGATCTCCCGCACCTTTGGATGGTCGTTGAAGGTCAGAATGAAGCGGCCTCGAAGGCCCTTCAAAAGCCGCTGCGGCGCGCGAGGAATATCCGGTGATCGCCTCGCCTTGCGGATAGCCGATTTAGGAGGTACCCAATCTAATTCTGCAACTGGGGGTTCTCAGAATGTCCATTGAGGCCATCGCGGCTCCAGCCGCGCCTACTCTTGTGGTCCCGCGCTACTTGCGACTTCCTGCGATCTTCGCCGCTTGCCTCGTGATCGCGACCGTGGTGCCGTTCTTCGCGGGTGCGCTCAGCGGGCAATACAAGGGCTCCTATGTTCCGCTGCAATGGACGATCACGCTGTTGGCGACGATCCATGTGCCGATGACGCTCTATCTGCTATTCGATGCCAGGGTACGCGAGCGCATGTATCAGCAGCCGTTGCTACTGATCGGCGTGCCAATCCTGCTCATCGGCATCAGCCTGTTTGCTTTCAGCTACCTCGGTGCCCTGATGCCGGAAGGCAGGAACTGGCCGCTGGTCTATCTGCTTTGCGCCATGACGGTCTGGCAGACTTGGCATTTCGGCAAGCAGAACCTTGGAGTCTATTCGTTCATGCGGATCGCGCAGTCCGCCGGCAGCATGGCTAAGATTGACCGTCATATGATCATCGGCGGTGCGACCCTCGGTGCCATAAGCGGCGTGCTGTCGATGTCGATTTACACGAGCTACGCCCCGCAATCGGACCTGGGCTTTTTGAGCGCCCACAACGACGTGATCTTTATGATTGGATCGTGGCTGCAATACGCGCTCGCCGCAGCATCGGTCGTCTATGTGGTGCTGCGGTATCGCAAGTTCACACTAGGGACCGGACTAATCTTTCTGCTTTCCGTGAACTTTTTTCTGCCGACATATCTGACCGGGGATGCGCGAGCATTCTCCAATGTGTTTGCCTGTAGTGCGCTCGGTCATGGGACTCAGTATTGCGTGTTCCTGGCCTTCCATGCTGGAGGTCATGACAGCGGCGAGATCGGCCCAAGACGATGGGTGATGCCTGTTATCTTGATCCTCGTCACGGCGCTGACCTCAGAACTATTTATCCTGCATTGGATCGTACCGGAGTTCTGGGTCGGCAGCGTGATCGCCAGATTGATTGGCTATGGCAGCGGCGGGTCGCTTTGGCTTGGACTGGTGATCGGGGTAACGCTGGTGCATTTCTGGCTGGACTCGTTCTTATGGCGGTTCAAAGATTCGACCGCGCGAACCTGGATGATGCAACGGTATGCATTCCTTTTTCCTATCAAACGTAATGTTCAATGACGGTGATGCGGCCGTTGCTCCCCGTGCCGCCGGCAGCGCCGCCAGTTCCCGCCGATCCTGCCGTTCCCGCCGCACCGACGCTGTAGGAGTAGGTTGCGGCCGGTGCATTGATGATATGATAGACATAGCCACCGGCCGCGCCGCCGCCGCCAGCATTCGCGGTCGTGGCTCCCCCACCGCCGCCGCCCGAGCCGCTGTTTACAGCGGCCCCGACGCCCGCTCCAGCGACACCACCGCCAGCACCGCCGCCCCCGTAAAATGAATTGCCGCCGGCCGCACCGCGGTTTGGCACGGTGCCATCTGCGCCGTTGGCGCCCCCGCCAACCTGATTGATAATGCCGCCGGAAGCTGCGCCACCTACGACAACCGCCGCGGAACTTGTGGACCCTGCACTCCCGCCAGTGCCGGTCAGCGTGCCAAAAGTCGTGTTACCGCCCGCGGTGCCGTTGCCGGCGCCCGAACCAGAGCCGCCACCGCCACCGCCGCCGCCAACCAAGTGTATCTCGATCGAGAGTACGTTGGCTGGCTTGGTATACGTGCCAGAGCCAGCCAGGAATGTCTGTGTGGTCGGTTGTGTCAGTAATGCGGCTAGGTTGCTTGGCGTGACGGCGCGCTGCGTATCGGCAAGGGCCTTTGTCTCGGCATCGGTGGCGAGTTCGACCGGTCCCTTGGCCGTTGTTGATGCTGTTTGCAGAATCTTATTCGTGCCTGTCCCGCCGTCGGTGATGGTCGGCGGCCCGCCGTTGCCCGAAATAGTGTAGTTATCACTCGTGCCCGCAGCGACGGTTATCGAGCAGCCCGAAAAATGGTTGTTCGTGATAAAGAAGTTCGACGTATTGGCCGCCAGAGCAACAGTCAACACGGCGAGCGCCACGTTGCCATCGACTATAGTGACCCCAAACGGGGCAGAGACGTTGATGTCACCCCCAAGAGTGCAGCCGCGAATTGTGCACGTCGTTCCGGCGACAAGATCAACGGTCGAATTCAACACACAATCGGTGAGGTTTGTATAAGACCCTCCAGCCGCGTCGACAACGATGCTGTGGGCGTAACCGGCTCCGGTGAAATCGGTTTGGACGAAGTGATTCTCGCCTGCGCCGGTCGCGATGCGACAACCGGCAAAATCAACCGGTGCCAGCAATAGCCATGTCACGGTGCCGTCAATGATTGGCGCACCGTAGTTCTTTAGAGACGGTGGAGAACCGCCGCTAGTCCCGGCCACGGAACATTGGATCAGATAGCCGCTGAGTGAGCGCACTTGGCCGAGGGTATAGGCAGTGGTGTTCGCCCGAGCCGCGTAGGGTGGAGAGCCGGAAATGCCGATGCCCGTTGCCGAGTGATCAAATATGTTTCGCACATACCAGTTTGCGCCGGTCGTATAGACATTGGCGGGTCCATACGCGTTGGCCGCATTGACGTTATGAATGGTGCAGTCGGTTCCGGTAATCTCCAACGCATAGTAGCCGTACCAGACACGGAGATTGTTGGCGTGACCGGAAAGTTTCAGCGCGCTTTTGGTCGCCCCGAAAGTTTCTGCGGCCCCGAAGTTCGAGCCCTTGCCGTAAATACTCAGATGCTCAATCCACGAGTGCGAGCTTCCGAGCGTGACCACGTTCACATCGGCGGCACCGCAGAACAAGACAGTGCCGTTAATTCCAGCGCCGATGATTCGGATCGAATCGATAGTGGTGATGCCTCCCGACAGCAGAAAGAAACCAGCCGTCGTATAGAGCGTGCCACCAGTGACGGCTGACGTTTGCAGATAGTTGATTGCATTTTGGGCGGGTGTCGTATCGTCAGTCCCATCGCCCTTCGCGCCGAACTGTCTCCAGTTGGCGGACCCCTCCTGCACATACTCGAACCATATGCCGTCCGCCGACTGCACCTTGCCGGCGTGCGAGGGTGCCGACGAGACGCGCTTGTAGAGGGCGCCGCCGCCGTCGCCGACCGCATAGTAACCGGCGGTTCGGATATAGGTCAGCGACGCATTGGTCCCGACCGTGAGCATTGCGATGGCCGCGCGCGACTCCAGCGTCGTGACGTTGGTCGGCACATTGATGGCCTGCCAGACGCCGTTCTCCAGCGCGAGGAAAGTCATCGCTTGGCCGGGAGCGGCTTGAATGGTCGAGCTGCTGGCCCCCGGATAAAGCAGATAAGATGAAAGGACGATTTGCGGCGAGCCTAAAAACAACAGTGTGATCTGCGCGCCCGGCTGCAATGGCGCGATCCGCTTGATCGTGGCGTTGCCCTCGACCACATAGAACGTGCCGCGCGCGGCCGAGAGCGCCAGCTCGGCTTGCGCCGCGATCTTGCCGCCGAAGCCATCGACCGGCGGATAGGACGGATGCAGCGGAAACGAAGCAAACTTGTTCATCAGAAATCACCGCCGAACGCGAAGGCGTTGAAGCTCTCGGCATTGTGGGTCGATACCCGCAAAGTCCAGCCGTTCGGGATCGGCAAGCCGTCCGGGAATGTGATCTCGCCCGACCATGCCTCGATCAAGGTCGAGGGCGTGATGGCTTCGACCAGCTTCTCGCGGATCAATCGCTTGTTGGCGGAATTATCCTGCATGAACAGCCGGATGACTCCAGCTGTAGTCGCACCTCGTGCTTGCACTCGCACGCGGTCAACGCGGCTGCCAATGGAGCCGCCCGACACTAGGTCTTCGAGCGTGCCGGTGCCGTCGCGATTGGCGTTCGCAGTGGCGAGCACCTGGTGCCAGGTTTTCGGGGTGCCGACGTAAACAGAACTAGCAGCCATGGAAGATGTCCTTTCAGCTGTTGTAGAGCCAGTTGACGAAGTTGACGGTGTTGCCGGCGGTAAGCGCCGCGATCTGCGCCTGCACGTAAGGCTCGGTCGCCAGCGCGACGAAGTTGCCGGCGCCGGTGCCGAGCATGATCACGACGCGCGAATTCGTCAGGTCGTAGACCAGCTCATAAGGGATGCCGGCGCCGGCGTTGTAGGCGGCGATCTGCACCGCGGTGCCATAGCCGAGGCCGAACTGCGTATGACTCATGCGATGGCTCCACAGCTGAAGGATGCGACGACGCTATCGGCGACCGAGCCCATGCTGCCGACCGGCACGCTGGCGCCTATCGGCGTCGGCCCGGCCCAATCACCGCTGGTGTTCGAGGCTTTCACGTACAGCCGGAACGGCGCCACGTCGGTTTGCAGGAAGGCGAAGCCGGTCGGCTGGTTGTCGTAGGTGACGCGCTCCGTGAGCGTGCCGCTGGCGCCGTAAGTGAATCCTTGACCCGCTGCGCCTGGAGGGCCGGGCGGTCCAGTCAGCGCTCGTCCCGCCGGCCAGACGCCGCCAGATTTCGGGCCGTAGATCGTGTTGGTGTCGGTCGCGATATAGAAATCTTCTTCGGCGCCGATAACGCCGCTCGGTGGACCGGCGTTGTAGCGAATGGTCTTGCCATTGAGGCCGGCTTGGCCGGTTGCTCCCGCAGCACCGCTGCCGCCGGAGGGGCCGACCATATTGGTGCCGGCCGGCCACGCACCACCAGCCTTCGGGCCATAGAGAAAATGCGTGTCGGTCGCGACATAGAAATTCCCATCGACGCCCAAGCTGTTGGTGGGAGCGCCCGTGTTGTAAAGAACGGTATTGCCGGCCACACCTTGCGGGCCGACCAGCGAAACGCCTGCCGGCCACACGCCCGCGGCCTTCGGCCCGTAAAGCGTGTTGGTGCTGGTCGCCAGATAGAAGTCGCCATTGACGCCGAGAACGTTGGAGGGCGCGCCGGGACCGTTGAGCACCTGGTTGCCGGTATCGCCCTTGTCACCCTTGGCCCCGAGCAGGGTCCAGTCGGATGGATTGGAGGTCGGCGGCTTGTTGAGATTGACGCTGTTCGAGAGGTAGGCGGTGCCGGCCGACGTGACGATATCGTTGATCGCGTAAGTCGTGACTGACGACCACGCGAAACGGTTGGTCACGCCGATCGGCGTTCCCTGTAGTACCCAGACTCCGGCGACTTTGAGCCACTGCTTCCAGTTTCCTGTATTGGTTTTCAGCGCATATTGACCGTCTTCACCAAGGCCTGGATCAGGCTCAGTACCGGTCACCGACCAGATCACGCCAAGGCCAGAGGTCGCGGCGAGAAAATCGCGCAGCTGCTTGGTCGCCTGCAAGGACGATTGTGGAATCTGCGCCAGCCGATAGGCCGAGCCGCTGATTAGCGGGCCTTGCCACGCCGGGATCGTCAGATGCGTGTCGTCGACGATCGCGTCAACGAATCCGACATACGGGCCGACCACCAGCAGGTTGGCCTGATTGGCGAGCGGCGACCAGAAGGTGCCGGCACCGATCACTGTCGTTGCGCCAACCGCAATCGAGATCGTGCCGGTGAAGTAGACGTTGGGCCAGGACATTTTTTTAGGTCACGCCCTCCTGATCAGAACCAGCAGGCATGAGCTCACCGGTTGCGAGATCGACATGCGTCTCATTCATATGCGGCCGCCGCTCGATCATCACCAAAGTATGCTCGTCTGGAATCGGAATCCGCTGCACGTTGTCCGGCTGCACGATGTACCAGGCGGCGATCTTGCCTTCGGCGTCGATCACCGCATGGACGGGATCGGACGAGACGATTTCCAGTGTGCTCATCGCTTCGCCTCCAGCGAAATCAATGTCGAGGGCACGGTAATCGGCCCCGGCGTGCCGACCGTGAGTGGCTGCGCTATAAGTTGAATGGTGTGATTGCCGACGGCCGGGACGATGACAGTCGAGACATGAAATGTCCCCTCCACGTCAACGCCGACCCGCATGTTGGAAAGAGCGCCGCCACCGAAGGAGGAGGTCCCGGTAATGCTTCCCCGCATGCGCGCAGGGACCCTTGCGCTCGCCAGCGGCGTGCCGTCCATGAACATGGCGAGGATTACGTCGTACTGCTGAACGTTGTCGGCGGCGCTACTTATGCTTCCCGACTCAAAGGTAACGGAGCCTTCCAAGAAGGTTTTGCCGCCCGATGATGTGATCGGCAGCGCCAGTAACTGTTGCGCCGCGCCGTCATACCATGCGAAAGAGCCGTTCCCCGCGGCCGCATCCATGCGGGTGGCGGCATCGGCAACCAGATTGTTGGTGGTGATGCTGTCGGCCGTAAGATGCCTGGCAGCGACGGAGCCATCGAAGAATGCGTCTCCGCGAAAGCCAAGAGCAGGCGCGCCGTTGATCAAGCCGACGCTGAACGGCGGCAGGTCGGTGTAGCCGGTGAGCGAAATCTGGAACACGTCGGCCCTGAACCGAACGCCGGCAAGAGTCCCGTCGCTCGCCAGCTGCATGCTGGCGATGTGACCGTCGGCGTCAACCGACAGCCCATAGAACGCCGCCATCCGCCCGTTGATCTGAATGATGGCGTTCTGGCTGGTGATGATCGAGGCGCTGTGGCTGCCGAGCGTGGCGCTGGTCGTGGTCTGGAACGACGTGAAAACACCGTTCAGGTTGGCGAACGCGTCGGCATTGATCGTGATGCGCGAGCTGTGATCGCCGAGCGTTGCGTTGACCGCGACCCGGAATGACCCGAAGGCGGTGTCGAGCGTCGATATGGCGGTGGCGTTTATATCGACTCTCGCAATCACGTCCGCGAACTGCGTCGTGACCGTGATCCGATAATTCGCGAAGGCGCCGTCGAGATCGGCAATGGCGCTGGCGTTGAGGTCGACGAGCGCGCTCAGATCGTGGAACTGCACGCTGACCGTGATGCGATAGGCTGCAAAGCTACCGTCAAGCGCGGCCAGCGCGGTCGTGGTCGTCTGCACCTGCGCTTTGGTGGTATCAAGATCGTCCTCGACCGTGACGATGTGGGTGTTAAGCGCGGCGCGCGTCTCCCACTGCGTCTTCTTGACCGAAGTCTTGTCGAGCCAATTGGCGGCATCTTGGCGACCGACCACCTCGCCGACAAAATCCTCGATGCTCTGCAGCCGATCGCTGTACTCCTGGAATTTCTTCAGCACCTCGGTGGTCAACGACGCCGGCTCGACCAGGATGTTGGGCGTCAACACGTCGAGCCAGTTTGACCACAACACCGGCCGCGGCGATGCCGGCCGATATTGTCCGCGCGCCTGGTAGAGCGTGTTCGGCAGCAGGTTTTGGCTCACCACCAGCGCGCCGATCGCCAGCACGTTGGCGTCCTTGTCGTCGCGCAGCACCACGTCGCTGGTGGCCTTGACCCGCACCTCGAAGCGAATGCCGTCGACGTCGTGCGTGTTCGGGTCCCAGCCGATCAGGATCGCGGGTTTCGAGAATGCGCCGGCGGTGATGGTGTAGGGATCGGCGAACCAGTCGATGATCGGCTGCGCCGGCGGGCGCAATATCTGAATCGTGCCGTCGACCACCGGCTGTTCGTCGGTGGCCGCATGCCAGTCGTAAGCGTTCGGGTCGAGCTCCCTGACCGCCAGCGCCATGTTGAGGTTCGGCAGATCATCGGCGGAGACGATCTCGAAGGTCTTGTTGACATAGCCGTTGCGCGTCGAGCTCCAGGAGACGACATCGAGCGGCTCCAGCACGAAGGCTTCCGGCGGCATCGGCAGCGCGTGCCGGCGAAACGCGCGCTGCTCGTCGCGCGCCGATTTCATCAAGCGCTGCACGCGCGTGCCGGAGGTCACCACGTTGTAGACGACGTTGACCGATTGCCGGCGCCCGCCGTCGAGTGCCTCCAGCGCGCTGCTCTGCAGCGGCGGCGCATCCTTGACGTTCCAGGCCTCGGCCGGGCTGACATATTTCGCGGTCACATGATTGATGACCTGGCCGAGGCTCGGGAACGGATCGAACGTTTGCGGCTCGGTCGACAGAATGTCGGCATCGGTGAACGAGAACACCGCGGCCCCGGCCGCGCCGGCGCGCACCTTATAGGTGCCGCCGATCTCGGCGAGCTTGCCGTTGCATCCCTTGAGCAGCTCGTCGAGCATGTCGGCCGGCTGCACGTCGAGACGGATCTCCGCGCCGCCGGCAAATTGCGGTTCGGTGCCGCCGCCTGCGAGATCGATCGGCACGTCGCATTCGCTCGCCGCCGCCGTCCACGATGCGAACGGCAGCTGCGGACCGGTCACGGTCTGCGCGCCATAGAGCCACTGCCCGGCATAGGAAATGCCGCGCAGGATGTTCTCGCTGATCACGATGAGGTTGCTGGTCAGCACCCAGGTCGATTGATCTGTTAAGCGCTGCGGACCAGAACCGCCGGCGGTGGAGTCAAAACGTCGGTCATAAAACGGCACGCCATCGAGCACGAATTTGCAGGCCGGAAAGCCGGAGAACAGTTCCTGATCGACCAGCGCGGTCACCACCGCATAGGCGACGCCCGTGCCGATGCGGCGATCGGTGTAGGGCCGGTCGGGGTCGCTGCCGAACAACGCGACCAGGCGCGCGTCGGCGGTCGTTTGCCGGCCGTCGTAGAAGCGCACCCACAGATGGTCCGCGCCGCCGGACGCGTATTCCGGAATCGCAATGCCTTCTGTCGCCGGCGTCGCGCCCGGATTCCAGGTGACCGGCTCCCCGCCAACCAGCAGCCCGGCGAGGCCGGTCACCGGAATGTCGGACAGCGCGATCACCTGCACGAAGTAAGCGTTCGGCGTATTGCCGGCCTGGCCGAACGTGTTGCCATAGGCCAGCGAGCCGGCCGTCATGTAGCGGCCGACAATGAAGCTGCGCGGTAGTGCGCCGCCCGCCTGCAGCCGGCCGGTAGTGCCGCCGGTCGTCTCGGTCGGTTGCGTCGCCTTCTTCGATTGCAGCGCCGTTGCGAGATAGGAGACGCCGAGCGCAGCCGCTGTCGTAAGCACGAACGTGGTGAGCGCGACGGCAACGCTGCCAGCAACTGCAAATTCGCTAAGCCCGATGGCCGTTAGGATGGCGATCGAGACCGGCTCCGCGCGTGCGGGAGCCGACGGTCCGGCAATGAGCGAGACAGCGACCGCCGCCGAAAACAGCGCGCGTCTTGCGGTGCGCCTTACGGACATCGGAATGCCCTCGTGGCTTGCTCGCGTGACAATGTGCCGAGACCGTCCTCGCGCAGCACCGTCACCCGCTCGCCATTGACGATGCCGAGCGCCCAACCGGTGCGTTCCGCTGGGAAAGCCATCACGTCGCCGGCACGCGCCAGCGCCGGATGGATTTCCTCGAACTGCAAGGCAATGAGCGCGCAGACGTCGTCATGACCGGCGGCGCGCAGCACCTGCATGGCCTCGTTGGCGCTCGTGTAGCGGCCGCGGTAGAGCACGGCGAGATCGACGCCGGTCATGGCCTCGACACAGGAGGCGACGAACAGCGCGCAATCGTTGCGCCCATAAGCGAACGGCAGGCGGCGATGCGCCTCGATCGTCGCCGACAGTTTCGATCGCCAGTCGGTGAGCCGCTTCATCCCTGCCGTCCTCCGGCAGCGGCGCTCGGCACCGGCCCGCGGTTGACACCCCAAGCCAGGTCCCATTCCCCGACCACGCCGGTGTCGATGTAAAAGTCGTCGGCGCCGGCGGTGCGCGCGAGCTGGCTTTCGTGCGAGCGGACTTCGGCGCTGGTGCGGGTCAGCTCGCGCGTGGTCGACACGCATTTGAGCGTGATCGAGCCTTCGCCGCCTTCCTTCGGCGTCATGATCGGCGCGCCGTCGACATAGCCGACAAAGCGCGGCTTCGCCGCCGCCGCCAGCAACCTGGTCGCCGGATCGAAATAGCCGCGGTAGAGCTGCATCGGCGCGCCGCGCACGTCATAGCCGCGCACAAGCAGTTGCGTGATGTCGTCGAGCTGCGGCAGCTCGATGTCGACCGAGCGGATGGTGATGTCGGAGGTGAGCGGGATCGAGCCGACCACGAGCGCACCGCCGATGCCGCGGAAGTCACGCGCCACGATGGCGCCGGTGCGGCCGTCCTTGACGTTGACTGAGACGGTGCGCACGTCATTCCAAAAGCCCTTTGAGACCGGCAGGCTGGTGGCGCGATCGGTGGCCGTCACCCACAGGAAGTCGCGCGCCACCACGCTGCGGGCTTGGATGGCAGTAATTTCGGCGGCGTCGAGATCGCGCATCAGGGCACCTGCACAGCGTTGAGCGTGATCGCGCTAAAGCCGCGCCGCACCGATTGCGTGTCGTAGGAGCCGGGCACGATGATCATTTCGGCGGCCGGCTTCTTCAGCGAGACCACAAGGCCGGTGGTGGCGCCGGCGCGAATGTGCGGCGCCACCTCGGTCAGCGCGATCTGACCGCTGCCATTGGCGACTGCTGACGCCACGAATTGATGCAGGCAGCGGTGCACCGGCGCCGAGCCGTGATCGAAGGCCAGATAATCGCCGCGCGTGATCGCGTAGCCGACCGGCAGCCCGGCGAGCTGCAGACTCTTGTTGTCACCGCCGAGCGCGAGAATGGTGACCGTGCTGGCGCCGAGGATGGTGCCGTTCGGATCGCTGCGCGGATAGCGCGCCTTCGGATTCCAGACGTAGAAGCTATCGAGCGAGCCGCGCATCTGATTGACGTAAGCCTCGGCATCGGCGGCCTCGGCGTCAGTCATCGTCGATGAAGTCAGCTTCGCCAGCCACACTTCCGGTCCGAGATCGGCCACGCGCGGCGTGCCGCCGGCCTGGCGGCTGAGCTCCTGCCGCCACAGCGGCATAAAGCTCGTCTTGTCGATGCGGAGCGCCTCCATCAGGTTGGTGCTCGGCATCAGCGCGCCCTCGGATCAAGGCCGATGGCATGCACGCGATCGGGCAACCGGCGGTCATAGCTCTTGAGCTTGTCGTCGATCATCCTGCCGACGATGTCGAAGGAGCCGTCGTCGTTTTGCTTCACGTCCGCGGTGCTGCCGGCGACCGGATAGATGTTGATGACGGGAGCGGCCGAGCGCGCGCCACCGAGCGCCCGCATCTGACCGGGCGTGAGCACGCTCTCGTCATCGCGGATGATGGCCGGCCGCTCACCCGGACCGATGCCGCTGTGGAGGCGCGGCGCGTTCTTGAAGTCGGCAGGAAAAGCCACACGGCCATGCGTGATGCGATCGCCAGGGCCGTAGCCGGAGTGATGCACGGCGGCGAGCGCGCCCGCGGTACCGCCGGCATTGCCGAGGGAGAGGCTGCCGCCGAAGCTGCCGATCGCGGCGCCGAACGCCTTGCTGACCAGCTGTTGGGTCGCGATGTCGATCAGCTTGTCGGAAATCTTGCCGAGTGCATTGACTCCGGCCTGCTTGAACGCCTCCCATTTGGTGGCGCCCTGCTCCAAGGCATTGCGGAAATCCTTGGCGAAGCCGGAGACGACATCGGTGACGAGCCCTTTGGTCGAAGCCAGCGCCTGGTTGAGCCTCAACTCCTGCGCCGTGGCTTGCGCGGCGGCCGAGGCGATCTGTCCGTTCTGCAGCAATCCCGCGGCATTGAGCCGGTTGAACACTTCCTGCTCGCTGTCGGTGCGGCCCAGCTGGCTACGTTCGAAGCCGATGTCTTTCTGCAGTTTCAGATCGGCGAGATTCTCGCCCGCCGCACGATACGCATCCGACTCTTTCCGGATGGCGGCGAGCTGCGCCGGCGACAGCGTGATGTTTTTAAGCCGCGCTTGCGCCAGCGCTTCCTGCTCCATGCGATAAGCGGCCGCCGCGGCGCCCGTCATGTTCAGCGAAGCCGCCTCCGCTACCGTGGCGGCAGTCTGCCCCTTGATCTGATCGGTAATCTGCCGCGTCTCGTTAAGCGCGTGGATGGCATTGACCTTCGCGCCGATCGCGCGCGTCGCCGCCTCGTCGCCGACGATGCCCGCCTTCACCGCGAGGTTGTAGACTTCCTGTTGCACCGCCGACATGCCGGCGGTGCGCGATTCCAACAACAGGGCGTCGTTGACCTCGTCGATGCGCTTCTTGCGCTCGATGAAGTCCTTGTTGAGCGGACTGGTAACTGCGGGGGCGAAACGCTGATCGAATGACGGCACGCCGGTGCGGTCGCCTCGCGTCGGCAGTCCTCCATCTGGCGCGAGCGTGCCGGCGCGATTACGACGTGCCAGCTCGCGCAGCGTCGCCTGATTGGCGGCGGCTTCTATCGCACCGGCCGCTCCCGGCGCCGCGTTGGCGATGCCATTGAGCACGTCCTTGAGCCGCAGACCTTCGGAGATCTGCTTGCCCCATTGCTCCAGCACCGAACTGCCGGATTGCGTGACCCGATTCCAGGCGGCGCTGAGTGTGTTGGCGGCCGGTGCGTCGGCGCCCTGCACCTGCGCGGTCACCGCCTTGAGAATGACCTGCTGCGCCTGCGCGGCTTTGCCGGCGGCATAGAGGTCGGACGCCAGCCGCTGCTCGGCAACCGAGAGTTTGAGTCCGACACCGGCCAACGCTTCGGTGGCTTTGGTGGGGTCCTGCAGCGCGGTCGCGATTGCCGCCGTCGCTGATTTCAGATCGGCGAAGCCGCTGCCCGCGAGATCCTTGGCGGCCTTGAGCACCTGGCCGAAGGCATCGCCGCCAACCGCTTTGTATTTCAGCAGCTCGGCTTCGGCGGCGCGGATGTCCTCGATCGATTGCGTGCCGCTGGCCGAGAGTTCGCGCGCCAGCGCTTCGAGGCTGGCGATGGTCTGCCCCGATGCATTCTTGGTGACGATGAGCGCACCGGCCGCCTTGGCCTGCTGATCTTCGAGCGCGGCATAAGCGGCGGCCGCCTTGTAGGCGACGGCAGCACTCGCGGCGATGGCCAGCGTACCCACGGTGATGGCGATGCCGAGCCGGCTTGAGCCGATCGCCAGCACCCCGACCTGAGAAATCATACCACCGAGCGGGCCGCCGGTGAGCGCAGCTTCGCGCGCCAGCGTGCGGAACGTCATCCGTAAGCTGCCGGAGGATCGGTTGGCGGTATCGATCGCGCCCGCCGCGCGGCGCGACGAGTCTTCGATCGCCCTGTTGCCGGACGCGACGCCTTGCGCGGCTACGGCGGTGCCACCGGTCCCCTTGACCACGCTGTTGATGGCGCGCGTCGCTTCGTCCGCCGCCTTCTTGGCGCCGGTGGCATCGCCGTCAATGATCAGCGAGACCCGAAGAGTCATTCCCTCACACCGTTGAGCGCGTCACGCGCTGCCCCCTCCATCACCCGCACGCCGGCCCACAGCTCCGGCGTGATCGCAATCCCGGCCAGCTCGATGCCGATGCGCGCGCCGGCATAGTCGAGACCGAGCCAGAACACGTTGACCGGTGCCGCCATGCCGCCGCCGATCGGCGACGTCCGCCATTGCGACGAAGCGGCGAGGAACGCGTCGACAATGTCGGCATGCTCCGGCCAGACTTCGACCTCGCCGGCGGCGGACAATGACAGTGCGCTGCGGATGGCATCGATCGCCTCTTCGGGAAGTCCGAAGCGCCGCGCGTCCTGCACTGCTTCGGGTTCGTCATCATCATCGGACCGCGTGCCGCCGCCTTCCGCCCAGCGCCGCGCGGCCCGTTTCAGTTTCCCGTCTTGACCTTGGTGACGGCATCGAAATAGGCGGTGGCCAAGGCGAGCCGCACATAGGGAAACCGCAGCACCTGGTCGCGCACCTCGTCGCTATAGGGCACCGCCGCGCCGGCTTCGTTGGTGAGATCGTCGAGCTGCACGAGTGCGGCCTGCAGGAATTTCGAGGAGTCGGTGGCGCTCTCAAGATTGAAGGCGTCGATTTCCTCGGATGGCAGCACGCGATAGGTCGCCTTGACCGTATCGTCGCGGAAGCCGCCGTCGACAGGCACCTGCACGTGCACCACGCGGGTGAAGGTTGGATTGGCGACGATCTTGAACATGCTTCGAAGCTCCTTTGCGGTGACAATGAAACGGCCGCGGCGATCGCGGCCGATCAGGTGAGCGTGATCGAGAACTGGTCGTTGCCGGCATCGGTCGGCAGCGGCGCGAGCTTGAGCGTCCACATCAGGTCGCCGTTGTCGTTCTGGTACTCCTGCGGCCGCCGCACGGTGCATACCGGACCGGCGACCGCGACCTTGTAGCCGGCACGCGTATCCTGCTGCATCGCGACCGCGACCCGGGCGAGCGTGTTGGCCTTGTCGAACGGATCGAAGGTCGCGAGCGGCACCGCCTCGACGTTGACGGTGATCTCTTCGTTCGAATCGACGATCTGGATTTCCTCGCGGCCGATCAGCAGCCGCGGCTGCACGTCATTGGCCAGATCGAAGGTGAAGGACTTGGTCACCAGCGCTACGCCGTCGACCGTCATGATTGGCGTGTTGACGTTGGTCGAGAGCTTCGGCGTTTTGAACGCCGAGAAGTCGGCGACCGGGAGTGCCACGTCGGTTGGCTTCGCCCACAGCCCAGTGAAGGTGAAGCGGATCACCGGAATGCCCTGCGCGTTGATCGTGAACACCGCCGTGCCGCGGCAGCCGAGCAACGCCTGCTTGGTGGCGCCGATGAAAAAATAGAACGCCGCGGACTCGTAAGCCGACGACACCGGCGCATAGACGACACTGACGCCGGCGCTCACCGTTTGTGAGAGCCCGACCGCGCGCATCAGCATCGAATAAGGCGGCGCGGCGCCGGCGGTGCCGCCGCCAACCATTTCGATGTCGAACTGCAGCACGGTGTGGAGATCCGCCGCGAACATTTCCTGCGGCCCGCGGAACGGCCGCTCCAGGTTGCGGCCGACGTCCTGGCCTTCCATCGGCCGGCAGACGACGTTGGTCGCCAGGATCGACTGCGTCGGCACCGGATCAACGCCATAGGTGGCCTCGATCTTCGCCTGGATCAGCTTCGACTTCCACCTAAAGGCTGCGGGCATGTTCAGCGATCCTTCTGCTTCGTCTTGCTGCCGTCGCTCGGCGCGGCAGCCGGTGTCACCGGTTCGGTGGCGGCAGGCTCGGGCGGCGCATCAGCCGGCCGGGTAAACTCGACGCGCTCCAGCGTGCCGTCCGGGCGCCGGACGTAGCTGCCGCCTTCTGTGGGATGCTCGGTCATGGGGGCGCGAACCTCAGCTGGGTCTGGATGGAAAACTCGATCTGGAAGAACACAGTGCCGGCGTTGACCGAGATCAGCCGGCCGCGCAGCGCGCGAAAGTCGCCGACCGCCTCGGCCGGATGCCACCCGCACACCGCCAGCAGGATGGATTGCGTGAGCGTGGCGACGGTGGCGATCGCGCGCTTGGCCTTCGGGTCGCCGAGCGACTGCACCACCAGCACGATGCCGACAACCTCATCGAGCGTCTGCTTATAGAACTGCGCGATATCGGACTGCGCTTCGCCGGCATTGAAGCCGAGCGGCAGCACGAACGCTGCTTCCTTGCGCTGCGGCAGCGCGCCTTGCCGCACCAGCTCGGCGAAGTCGAATGCTTCGTCGACGGTCAGCCCGCTGACCTGCGCTTCGATGCGATCCTTCACTTGCTCGACCAGGCTGCTCACGGGCGCGCCTCCGCTCGCAGCCAGTCTTCGGCGATCAGCACGATCTCGCGCGCGTCATCGACGTCGATGCCGAGGAACGGCCGCGCCGGGATGTGCGTCGTGTGCGCGCCGACCGCGACCTCCTGCGCATGCGTGGCCTTGCCCTTCTTAACAAAGCCCGACAGCTTGCCGGTGCTCTTGTTGACTTTGCGGTGAACCGTTTGCGTGCGCGCCGGATGCGCGATGTCGCCGCCGAATTGATGGATCGCGGCATAGATCACATTGCTGCCGACCTCGACGCCGGACTCGGAGGCAATGAACGTGATGGACTGCATAAGCCGCGCGGTATCGACCAGCGTCTTGCCGCCGGTTGCCAGTGCGCGCAGCGACGGCGGCCAGGGCGAGCCGCCCGGTTCGGTGCCGGTCTCGAAGCGGCGTTGCGTCGAGGCGACCAGCGACGCCCCGATGCGCTCGAACATGCCGCGCGGATTTCCGGCACGCGCCACCAGGCGGCCGAGCTCCTGCAGCGCCGCATCCTGACCGGTGATCCTGACGCCGGCGCCGCTCATACAAAGCCCTTCAGGTTCTCGGACGTGAACGGCCGTTCGCGATCATTGGTGCGCACGCCAGTGGCGCCGCTCGCGGTCGGCTCGACGCCGGCGACATCGAGACGCACGATGCCGGCTGCGATGTCGCGCAAGGTGCGCAGCGCATCGTCGTAGTCGCGGCGGATTTTGTCGGAGGCGACATTGCCGTGCAGCTTGTAGATCGAGATCGTCAGCGCCAGGTCGCGCACGATCGCCGGCGTCGCGGTCAGCGGCAGCAGATAGCGACCCTTGAGAAATCCATCGATGAAGGCATCGGCGTCGGCGAGGGCGCGATCGACAACGCTTGTATCGATCGCATCGGCCGCACCGGTACGGTCGGTCAGCTCCATGAGCATGTCCGCGCCGAACCGATCGGTCAGCTGCTGGAGGGTCGCGTAGCTCATCGCACGATGGCCCGCAGCAGGTCGAGCGCGGCATCGGCAAAACCGAGCGCGAAGCTCACCCCGGTGTCCGCGTCGTTGGCGTCCACAAAGCCGACGACATCGCGCAGCGACTTGCCTTCGCGGAACGCAGCACGGCCGCGCTCGTAGCTCGGTGCGTCGATCTTGTTCATGACGCGCGGCTCTCCAGAAAGCGGACGGCATCGCCGACTGTGTGAAACGTCTCGATGGTGGCGTCATCGATCTCGCAGTTGAATGCTTCCTCGAATGCCATCACGATTTCGATGCGCTCCAGATCATCGGCGCCGAGGTCTTCGCAGAAGGTCGCTTCGTCGGTCACCTTGTCGGCCACGACCTTGAGGTGCTTGACGATGATCTCCTTGGCGCGCGCGCCGATGCTCATCAGCTCATTCCGGGTTAGGCCTTGCGGACTTCGACGGTCGCGCTCGTCACGTCGTAAGAGTCCTTGTTCGGCACGTCGCACAGATGCCCGTAGCCGGTGACGGTCACGCGCACGTCTTCGCCATAGCGAGCGGCCAGACCATCGATGCCCGCGGCGACGTAGTCCTTGATCGACTGCGGCGCCGTGTTGGTGGCAAGCAACCGCTTCGCCTCGACGGCCGGCTGCGACTTGATTTCCGGATAGGTCAAATTCCAGCTCACGATTTGCTCCTCCTGCGTTGCGAAAGGCCGGGCCAGATTGAGCCCGGCCTTCAAATGACGTGCGCCCGCGACGCGGACGAAGAATTCAGCCCGCCGACGGCGCGAGCGCGGCGTCGATCTCGGCGCGCGACGTGTCGAAGCCGACGATCTTGGCGAGCGCCGCAATCTTCGGCTTGCCATCGGCGGTCAGGTCATCGGCGCCAAGCGTCGCCACCGCAGCGCGGATCGCCGCATCACGGCCGGCCTGGTCGAGAGCGGCGGCCTTCTCGGCGGCGAGATCGACGATCGCAACCAGGAGGTTGGGATCGCCGAACAGCTGGTCGAACTGTGCGCTGCTGAAAGCCTCGATCGGATGATCGACGGCCTGCTTGAAGTGCGCGATGCCGGCGCGGCGGTAGCCGTCGCGGCGAGCGCTGATGCGGAGGACCTTCATGCCACCGCCCTCCGTTACGGCAGCCAGGGCACGACGAGCAGCTCGGCGGTGCCAGCCCAGGGGTTCGACTCGCCGCCGTTGACCAACAGCGAGTTGAGCAGCTTGCGGCCGGCGCCCTCATTGGTCGAGCCGACCACCAGCAGATCGGGCTGGTTGCCGAGCGGGCGCGCGTAGTCGCCCTTCATGCCGATGATGGCGTTGCGCGCCGTCTCGTAATGCGTGGCGTCGAGCGTCTGCTTCGAACCCCAGGCGAATTGCCAGAAGCCATAGCCGACATTGCCGCGCGCATCGGAGCCGTAGATGAATTCCTTGTTCATGAACACGTTGTCGTCGTCGAGCTTGTCCTTGGCGACGAACTGGAAATCGCGGCGCTTCTGCAGGATGATCGGCTTCAGCACGCGCTTGGTGCAGAGCAGATACCAGGCCGCGCCGGAGCCGCCATCGGTGTTGGCGACCGACTGCGGCACGCCGGCGGCATCGAGCACCGGATGATCGGTGTCGAAATAGAACTGGCCGTCGTAGCAGGTCTTGCTGAAGCCGTCGGAGACGCACTGCCACACCATGCGCTCCCACTCCGAGCCGGTGGACTCGCCCATCTGCTGAAACAGCGTGCCGTAGATGCCGAGATTATCGGTCTCGATGTCGTCGCGGTCGACGCCGATGGTCAGCTCCAGCGCCTTCTCCTTGATGGAGTAGTCGTGCTGCGCCAAGTTCTGCACGACGCGGGGACCGATCCATTCGCGCACGCCCGGCATCTTGCCGAGCCAGCCGTATTTCTGCTCCTTGGTGGTCGACGGCACGACGGTCGCGACCCGCGTATATTGCGTGGGCGCGACGCCGAGCCCTTGGTCGAAAGCCGTGCTGAAGGTGACGCGCAGGCTGTCGAGATTGCCGGCGTTCACGAGCATCGCCATGGTGACGCCGGCGCCGACATCGTGCGCCGGGGCGAGCATCGCGATAGCGACAACAAGGCACACGATCACGGCGACCGTCAGCGCCAGGTGAAGGGATTTAAGCATCAAGGTGGACTCCTGGTTGGTGGCGTCTTGGGGTTACGTCGGCGCGATCAGTCGCGCTCGATTTCGAACATGGCGTTGGCGACGGAGGCGGTGGCGTTGCTGCCGCCCACGGTGAGCGAGAGCTCGCCGCCGACCGGCACGACATTGGCGGCGGTCGGAACGGCGGTATCCTTGTCGCCGGCGGCGGAGCCGGCCTGGGTGATGGTGATCACGCCATTGGTGATGGCGACCCCATCGATCTTGCCGGTGAGCGTCGCGTCGCCGGTGGTGAGCACGCCTTCGATCACCGACCAGATTTTCACGACGCGGCCAGCAAACGGCGACAGCACCCGGTAGACGTTGGCGCCGACCAGCGTGGCGACGCGCACCGGCACGAGCACCCGGCGATAGGCGAGATAGGCGGCGAGGTTCTCTTCCTCGAAACAGACGTGCACGCCCTGCGCGTCGAGACCGACGACAACACCGGCAACGGAGCGCGTGTTGCTGCCGTTGGTCTTGGCGACGGTCTGATCATCGACGATGTAGCAAAGCGAGCCGATGTCATCATCGACGATCTCGTCGCCGCCGGCCGAGTTGGCGACGCGGAACACGCCCTCCATGACATTGATGCTGAGGTCGCCGGCGGCGCCCGCGCTATTGTCGATGCGTTGGCGCGCGATGCCGGCGCCGCGATAGCCGACCGCGGTGGCGCCCTTGGCGGCGTAGCCGGTCGAGCTGCGCATGACGATGGCGCCCGCGTAGATCAGGGCGCTCGCCGCCACCAGCATCGACTTCAGTTCGCCCGCGACGCGCGGCGTATTTCGATCCCCACTCAGAGCGGTCATTTAGGTCTCCAGGTTGCGGCCGCGGGCCGCGGTTACGACTCTCAAGCCCCGATCAGGCGGCTCGCTCGCTGGCGAGTTTCTTGGCGACGGCATCCTTCGGCACGCCGACCAGCTCGGCGATCCTGGCCTGATCGGCGTTGAGCGCGACCTTGCCGTCTTTCAATTCTTCGGGCGGCGTGACGAGCGCGCCGGATGCACCGAGGATCGGCATCGCGCCGATCTCTTTCTCGACGCGCGCGGCATCAACCGCATGCATCGCGATGTAATGCTCGCGCAGCGGCTTCACGCCGACGCGGCCCTTCGCGATCTCGCCATCGACGTAAGCCGTGGCGGTCTTCTTCGCGCCATCAGCCTGCAGCGTGTTCAGCTTGGTGGTGACGGTGGTGAGCTCAGCCTGCAGTGCGGTGATGGTGGTCGCATCGGTCTTGCCGGCGGCGAGCGTGGTCACCGCGCCGAGGATGGCGGTGGCATCGGCATCGTCCTTCAGCCCGGCGGCCTTGGCGATCGGCGCCAGCGCGGACTGCAAAGCCGTCGAGGTCTTTAAGTCCTTGACGGCGGTGAGCGTGATCTCCTCCGTGGCATCGTCCTTGAGGCCGAGGGCAGCACGAAGCTTCGCGAGAAAATCCATGTTGGACTCCTGATGGAGCGCGGCCATGCCGCGCAGGTTGGGTCGATTGATCAGCGAGGCCCGCAGAATGCTGAGGACCTGATTGTCGGCGCTGTGGTGGATGACGGGCGAAATGTAGCGGTAGGCGCGATCAGCCATCAGCGCGGCGCCGGACGGTGTCCACTCGGCTTTGCCCCAGATGCTGCCATCGGCATGCGCCTCGATGCCTACGATCCAGCCGCGCGCCGGCGCTGGTTCGCCGCGCGGAGCGGCAAGGTCGGTGGCGTGGCACTCGTCGATCGGAAGCGGACCGCCCGCGGCCTGAAGGCTGGCGGCGGCGAGCGCGACCGCATCGGCAACCTTGTAGGGACCGCGGCCATCGACTGTGCGGATGGAGGCGCCGGCCGGCCACAGCATGATTTCGGTCGGCGGCTTCCCGTCGACCGCCTGCAGTGCCACCGAATCCAAAATTGCGGTAAGATGCTTCCCCGGCATGGCGTGCACCATGCCGGAAGCGGCCCGTAAGCATCATGCCCGCAGCGTCGGGCAGGACCTTCCCCCACAGTCGCCCCGTGGCGCGCCCGCCCCCGCCCAGGCCCCGTTCTACCCGAAAACGCCGGGACCGGCTTTTAGGGGCTTTTAAACGCCTTCAAAAACGAAAATAACGGGATGGGGAGAATGGCCGATGGGCTGGCGGGCGCAGGAGGCCTATGACCGGGCCGAACGGGAGCGGCAAAAGGCGTTGCGGGCAGCGCTGCCGCGCCGGGACAAAATGCGCCTTCACGGCCAGCAGCTCCTACGCGCCGGAATCCTGGTCGCGATTGCCATCGTGACGGTGATCGCGCTGCTCAGATCGTGAGCGCACCACATCCGCTCATTCCCGCGCAAGCGGGAATCCAGAGCTGGGTCCCCGCTTGCGCGGGGACGAGCGGCAGAGATTCTATTTGGCGGCGCGCTCGGCCAGCGCCTGGCGCAGCGCCTCGGCCGGCGGTTCGCCCGGCCGATAGGCGAAGCCGGGATCGATGCCTTCCGGCACCTGGATCGTCACCTTGCCGTCCGGCGTGTTGACGGTGCGGTCGACCAGCGGCGATGGCGGTGCCTCATCCGAGACAGCGAGACCGTAGCGCGCGAGATCGCGCTCGTTGAGATTCTGCACCGTGCAGCGGCAATTCCATCCGTTGGGCGGGAAATGCGTCTGCCACCACGGATCGTCGACCGGCAGCACCGTGTCGTGCCAGGCGGCGTGCTCCGGCCGCGTGCGATCGTCCATCACCGCGACATAGCGCAGATACGGCCGATCGTCTTTGACCTGCTGAATCTGATCCCACTTGCCCGCGGCGTAGGACGTGCGCAGGTTGGTCTGAAAGATCACGCGCGAGCGCCAGCCGCGGCTGCCGTTGTAGCTCCAGCCGTGCTGCGCGACGATGCGATCGAAGTCTTTGCGGAATTCCTCCAGCGTGATGCCTTCGGCGATCGCCTTGGTCACCGCGCCGTGAAAATCGGCCACCAGCGCGTCGCTCTGCGCGCCGGCGACCACGAAGGCGGCTGAGTGTTCCTGCTGCCAGATGTCGGTCCAGGTGCGCGTCGGCACGTTGAGCTTCTTGCGCATGAAGTCGATGGCTTCGAGCGGCGCGACCGCGAATGGCTTAGGCTCCGCCACGCTCGAACCTTTCCTTCAGCACCGTCGCGACTTCGGGCGGCAGCTCCTTGTCGTAAACCCACACGACCATCATGCCGCGGTTGGCCAGTGACTGGAGCGCGCCTTCAGCTTGCACAACGCAATCACGTGATCGACGATGGCAGGTGACGGGCGCCGGTGCATGGTCATCGGGTCCACAGAAGCCATCCGTCAGATCGGTCACGCACCGATGATTAGCAATCGCCGCCAATGCGCGGCGGTGATGCTTATCATTGAAGGCGGCTTTTCGATCGCTCACTGCGCCGCCGCCTCGTGCGTGATCTCGGCGCGGCCGGACAGATCGGCCATCACCATCGCCATGCTCATCAGCTCGGCGAAGCGATCCTTCGGCACCTGCAGCTTTTCCAGCCCGGCGCTCAATTCGGCGAAGCTGTGCGAACGGTTCACCAATGCGCGCACGGCATTGATCATCGCGTCGACGCCGGGCGCGACCACGTGCTCGGCCGCATCGGCAAGATGATCGACGGCATCGGTGGCGCGCACCGCGATTTGTGAATCATTGACCGCGTGCAGCGTGGCGCGGGCTGCATCGGTGGTGCCGGGCAGCGGCAACGCTGTTTGACCGGGCAATGCAGGCGGTGCTGGCTTCGGCGCTTCGAGCAGCTCGGCGCCGTCATCGGGATCGGCGAGGCCGAGCAGGTCGCGGATTTCGCTCTGCTGCACTTTGAGACCGAGCGGCACCAGCTTCTCCACGCCATCGATCACCAGCGCGATGTTCTTTTCTTCGGTGCGGCCAACCTTCAGCTTCGGATATTTTTCTTGCGGGCCATATTCGAGATCAATCCACGGCCGCACCAGGTCGCGATTGAGAATGGCGGACAGCACGCGCGCGTCGGAACGCTCGATGTCCTCCTGCACCTGGCGGTGCTCCTGGCCGACCGCATGGCCGCCGGCGATCGCGTCGGTGGTGGCGGTCTGGCCGAGCACCGCCTTGGAGATCTGTCGGTCGAGCCAGTTGGCACGCTTCTCGAACAGGTCGGAACCGGCGCCGACGTTCTTCGACTCGATGAAGTCGAGGACCATCGAGTCGGGAATGATCGCGGCGCAGTCGCCGGCGATGTTGGCGACGGCGCGGAACAGCGTATCCTTGTCGGCTTCGGTGGTGCCGCTCGGATATTTGCCAACCCGCACCGGCTGCCCGAACGTCTGCGCGAAGATCGCCCAGTCGCGCAGCGTGAAGGCCTTGAACATCCACGACCAGGCGGCGAGGCGCGCCAGCCCCGAGCGCACCGGCAATCCCGACTTGGCGCGGATCACCGCTTGAATGAATTTCATCGGCGGCAGCGGCAGGAAGCCGGCCACGTCGCGCAGCTGCGGCGTCACGCCATCGACGCGGTCGAAGCGGAACCAACGCGGGTCGCGCCAGGCGAGCTTGCCCGGACGCCATTGCCCCATCGACGTGTCCCAGATGATCTCGGTGAAGGAGACGCCCTTACCGATGCAGTCGAGAATGTCGAACAACTCATCCTGCAGCTCGTCGCGATCGAGCCAGGCGCGCACCGTGTCGGCGTGCTTGACGTGCTCGGCATTGTCGGAGGCGGCGTCGACCTTCACTTCGAGCTGCGCGATCGAGCGCTTGCGGGTGCCGAGCACGCCGGCATAGTGCAGGTCGCGTTCCTCGATCTGCTCGGCCAACTCGAAATAGCGCAGCGGCTCGCCCTGATCGGCTTCGCGCAGCAGTGCTGCCAGCCGGCGCGGGTTGAGCCCATCGCCCGGATAACCGGAATAGGGCGAGCGCACGCCCGTGATCGTCGGCGCCGCAATCTCTTGCGTCAGCACCGCGCGCTCGATCGGACGGTTGAATTGATCGTAGAGGATCGGCTTGTCAGCCACTGGCTTTCTCCGCTCGCTTGTCGGCGACGATGGCCGCGCATTGATCGACGCAGTTGTCGCAAATGTAGACCGATGGGCCGGAGAGCAGCAGCATGACTTCGCTTTGCGCCCGGCCGCAGAATGAGCAGTAGAGCGTGCGCCGCAGCGGCGTGACGTTGCTGCTGCTCATAGCGAGCCCCGCATTCCCGCCCCGAGCGGCGAGCGCCACCAGTCCGACCGGCGACCGTCATTATCCTCGGGCGTGTCACGCATTTCACCTTCCGCCGGCGATGACGTTGCCGCCGAGCGATAGCCGAACTCGACCACGTCGCTCTTCGCCGCCGCGACCGCGAGCGCGCCCGCCACCGCGGCATCGCCGTGGCGCTGCCCGCCATCGACGCCCTTGGTGTGGACGTTGTCGGGAATGAGCGGAATGCCGCGCACCATCCTGATCAGGCGGAAGTCGCCTTTGACATCGGCGTCGCGCGGCAGCTCGACGGTGCGATCTTCGAACGCCGCCTTCATCACCGGCATGTTGGCGAGATACCAGGGCTGCGACAGCATCACCGCCTCGATCCGCAGCGGCCCATATTTCTGCACGGCATATTCGGCGAGGAACTGACCGTTGCCGCGCGCGTCATGCTTGCCGGCCGAGAACCGCGGCAGCTTGTCGACGACCCAGAACAGCACCTGCTCCTGTTGCCGGAACGGCACGTTGCGCAGCTCCAGCATGAAGGGCGCGCGCAGCACGAGGTTCGGCTGCTGGGCGAGCGGCAGGAAAATCGAGAGGTCACCGGAGCGGCCGAAGTCGAAGCCGTAGAAATGGCGCAGCCGTTTGTCGAGCGCGTCGATCACCGGCCGCAGATTTTCTTCGAGCCAATCGTTGACGTAGGACTTGCGGTGATCATCGGGCTGCAGCTCGAAGCCGATCGGGCAGCGCAGCCGCAAGACCTGCGAGTCCGGCGACATGCACGATTCGATCAGCGCGCCGGTGAGATAGACGCCCGAGCCTTGCGAGGGAATGCAATCGAGCTCCTCCGCCGCGTCGCTGCCATAGAAGTCGCGGATGCCGGCGCGCCACTCGGCTTCGGCTTCCGCCGACCAGGTCTTGCCCGTGACGAGACAGATGCGCTGATAGAGCCCTTGCTCCAGCGCATCGTCGAACGTGCAGCGCACCACCTTGCCGCGCCGCTTGCCGGCACGGATCTCCGTGATCAGCTCGTTGAACGGGCTGTCCTCGCCGTTGTGGGTGCTGATCACTAAAATCTTGCCGCCCCAGATCAGCAGCGCCACCGCCGCCTTCAACAGCGCCGCGGCGTCGTCATGGAAGGCGAACTCGTCGAGGATGACAAAGCCCTGCCGGCCGCGCAGCGAGCGCGGCCGCGATGACAGCGCCACGATCTCGAAGCCCGACGCAAAGCTGATGCGGAACGCCTGGATGGAACGATCGGCACCTTTCTCATCCTGCTCGCGAAACAGAAACTCCTCGACCGCCGAGCAGGCCGGCATGAACGCCTTCGCCCACATCGCGCAGACGTCGATGAACTCGCGCGCCATGTCGAGGTTGTAACCGAGATAGAGCGTGTCCATGCCGCCCGCGCTCTTCGCCGCGCCGGAGGTGAGCACCGCATCAGCGCCAACGCCCCAGGTGGCGCCGATGCGCCGCGACTTGTCGGTGACGACGAGCTGGTTGGCGGCGGTCGCTCCGAGCAGCTCCTTCTGATACGGCAGCAGCACGTCGGGCAACGCCACGCCCTGCAGCGCCACCGGCAGCGTCTCCATCGTCTCGCGACGATGGCGCGCCCAATCTTCGGCGGTGACGAGCGCGGTCATTGCAGTGCTTATCCGGTTTTCAGCCACGAGCCGCTCACAGCGCAAGTAATGATGAGCTGCGCCACCAAAGCATCGACAACGATCCCGATTGGCACCGCGTTGCGAATTGTCGGCATAGCAACCCACAGCAGCGTGAGGACGTTCGTCGCGATCAAAACAAACACCGTCCACCGCCGCCAATTCATTTTAATGTTCACAGCCCGATCTCCTGCAGGAAGCCTTCGAGCCCGACCGGCCGTTCCGGCGCGGTGAAGCAGCGTTTGATGGCGGCCCAGTTGGCGTGCAGGCGGTTGGCGCTGAACAGGCGCACGCGCTCTACCTGCACGGGCGTGATCGTTCCTCGGGCAACGCGCCTTTCCACCAGCCGCAGCAGCCGGCGATCGCGGCGCTCCAATGCGCGGCGGTGCACCCTCAGCGCAAGCGGCAACGCGCGGAAGCATTTGCCGCAAACGATCTCGGTGCCCTCGTCATATTTCTCCGCCGGCGCGGTGCGTCGACAGCGCGGATTGATGCAGGGGATGCGGTCGTTCATGCCGACATCCGCTGCAGCAACCGATTGCCGGCGAGATAGCGTGCGTCACCGCGATCAAAGCCGGCGGCCTCGTAAGCCGTGAGCAGACCGGCGAGGAAGCCGCGCTCGAAGTCACACCCGGCGAGCGGCTCGAACGGAAACCGCGCGATGAAGCCCGCGAGATACTCGCGCAGGTCCGGCGCCGTTTCGACCGGCTGCCCTGTGGTCGGGAACGGGATGATCGTCGCGTCGCTCATGGGAGCGCCATGAATGCCGAAATGGCCAGCCAGACCAGGCCGGCCACGATCAACGCGATGCCCGCCAATACCTTGACGATCTCAAGGAGGAAGCTTCCATCCTCGAACGAAGCGGCGCGGTCGCCTTTGAACGCGCGGGCCAGCACCACAAGGCCGACAATGATCAGCCCAACCGGTATCCACTTCATTGCTTCGTCTCCGGCGGGTCGCGCGTGATGCCGAGAATCTTGGCCTTGATCTTTTCGACGGTGTCGGCCGACAGGCCTTCCGTCTTCGCCACGTGGTCGACGGCGGCATTGGTCTCCGTCACAAGCTCCTTGTTCCTTCGCTCGCGGATGATCTGGGATTGGTTCTTGGCGGTCTCGGTATGCCGTAGCGCCTGCGCGGCGAACATCAGCATCTGCGCGGTGGCGCCGTTGGCGTCGACCTCGCCGGCGTTCGACAGCATTTCGTGAATCAGCATCTTGATCGATTCCGCGATCAAAAGCGTGATCGAGTCGTCGCCGGCCTTGTCGAGCTTGGGCGCGAGCACGGCGGCGATCTCGCGCGTCTCCTCGAGACGGCGGCCGAGCACGGCAAGCCGCATGGCGGTGCGGTTGAACGCCGAACGCGAGACCGGCTGCTGATCGGTGACGCCGTTCGACCAGGCCGCGGTCTTGAGCCGCTCGTTGAACTCGTCGAGAATTTCGAGCTGCGCGCGCTTGCGCTCCTTCAGCTCGTTGAAGGCCCAGAGCTTGATCTCATCGGCCCATGGCGGCAGCTGGTCGAGCGCGGAGAGACGTCCACGGCCGCGGCCGTTGCCATCGCGGGCGCGCACCATATCATTCTCCCGGCCGGCCGGGCCGCTTGACGCCTTCGATCACGAGCTGGCGGCGAAGATGCTGCGCGCCTTTCTCGGTCAGGGTCGCGACGCGCACGCTGCCGGCTTCGACGATGGTGACCGCGCCCATTTCCTTCAGGTAGGACAGCTCGTCATGCACCCAGGCGCGCGGCTTCGAAATACCGAACGTCTCCAGCTCCAGCCGCAGCAGCTCGGAATTGAGCCGCTCGTCGGTCTGCAACGCCAGCGCCTTCAGAATGATCAGCCGCGCTTCCTCGCGCATGTGGAGATCGAGGCTCATCCGCGCATCCTTTCGTGTTCCTGCGTCGCGCGTTCGAGGATGGCTTCCTGCAGCCGCACCGAGATCGCCTTGATGGGCTTGACGCTCTCGGCGAGGATGCCGAGCTCGCCCTTGACCTGCAGCATGGCGACCTCCAGCCGGTGCATGCTTTCGCGATCGGGCATGTGCCTGAGACCCTCGCCGAGACGGATACAGTTGTCCTCGACGAGGCCCACCTTGGCGCTGAGCGCCTGCACGGAGACGTTGTCGGCTTTGCCTTCGAGCGCCTTCTCGCAATCAGTAATGCGTTTGGAGCGCGCGCTATGGATGGCAAATGCGAGTGATGCCGACGCAATCGCGAGCGCCAGCCATGGCACGAATTCCTGCAACACTACTTCTCCTCTTCGTCGCCGCAGCGCGGACCGTCCGGTGGCGGCAGCCCGGCGAGGCCGGCGCTCATCCGCTTCCAGTCGCGATCGGCGGCGCAGATGATGATGTTCTGCTTGACGCGCGCGTCCTGCTCACGGGCTGCGAGCTGCAGCAGGCTTTCGCCCTTTTTGGGCTTTGCCGGCAGCACCTGCTGCAGGTAGGCGGGCGGTGGCGGCGCGTGCGCCTTGGCTTCTTCCCGCGCGGGTAAAGAACTGCACGCCGCGGTCGGTAAGATTGCAGCCGCGACCACTAACCAGCGGATTGGCTGCAGGCTTCGCAGTGGTCGCCTGTCGCAGCTTGTCGATTTCATTTTGCAGCTCCTGCTGTCGCACTTGCGCCTTCTCGTCACCGGCCTGCAGCTGCTTCACCGTCTCGGCCGATGAGGTGGCGAGATCGGTTGCCACCTTCAATTCCAGTTCGAGCTTCTCGATCTTGGCCTGCAGCGCGGCGGCCTCGCACTTGCCCTCCGCGGACTCATAGCCGGCGTTGTAGATGGCGTAGCCGAGCCACGCGACGCCGAGCACGGCAGCGGCGCCAACGACGTAGCGCCAACCGCCCGCGAGAAACCATGCGATGCCGAGACTCATGCGGGTTGCGTCTCCACTGCGAAAGGATCGACCGTCGCCGTCGCCTCGCCCGACCAGGCGCGCTCGGCGCTCTTACGTTTGCGCGCGGCATAGATCGCGTAGCCGGCGCCGGCGATGCCGATGACGATGCCGAGCACCGTCAACACGGCGAAGATCGTATCGATCCACTTGTTCGAGCCGACCATCGGCTCCAGCTGCTGCTGCGCGGCCTGCACCGTCGCGGCACCGCCGCCGCCGACCACGGTCGTTTGCGTGGCCGCCTCCGCGGAGACGGTCGGCAGCGCAACGTCAGCGACGAGACCCTTGGCATCGCCGCCCTGCTCGTGCGCATCGATCGGTCGCGGACCGACCGAGCCGGAAGCCCACGCTTGTCCGATGGCCTTGCAGTTCGAAACGCGCGCGCTCCAGCCTGTGCCGAACGCATCCCAGGTCGAAAGGTGCTGCAGCATGCCGAGCCGGCGGCTCAGAATGTCGGCGATCAGCGCGTCGTGATCGGGATGCGAAGCGACCGCGGCCAGCGTGGCTTCGCCGAGCTCACCGTCAACCTGATTCATGTGGAGCGCGCGCTGCAGCCATTTGGTCGCTTGCGAGACTCCGGAATTGACGCAGCAGTCGAACACCACGAAATCGACGCCGGCGGGCAGCTGGTCGCCGTGAATCTTGTTCCAGTATTGCCGCCGATAAATGTCGCGCAGCTCTTCGGTGGTGAGCTGCCGCACGCTGCGCGTCGGCACTCCCTTGTTGCGGCGGTAGCCGTCATAGACGCGCTGGATGATGCCCTTGTTGGTCGGGCCGCCAGGATCGCGCGGATGATTGCTGTAGCCGCCCTCGTAGACGAGGACGCGCTGCAGCGACTTGTTGAAATTGGCGGCGGTCATCAGATCTCGCCCGGCGGCGCGAAGAAGCACTTGCGTCCGCCGCCCCAGGCGCAGCGCCAGTAATGGCCATCGATCGACGGCTGCGCCTCGTCCTGCGGCACGAACTCGTTGATCGACCTGATCAGGAAGCCGTGCGGGACAACCTGCACGTCGCCGTCAGTCACCATCAGGCAATCGCGCTCGCCGCAGCAGAACTGGTTGGCGGCGTTCTTGTAGCCGCCCCGCTCGATCCATTCCGCGGCTCCGTGCGCGTGTGCGCTGGCAGCAATGGCGATGGTGTGAGCGACGAGCAGGACGCGGAACAAAATCGGGCGGAGCGGCATTGCCGGAAATTACGGGAATCCCGCAATTCGGGTACCACCGCGCGCGCGGGTCTAAAGCCCCCTACCGCGCCTGAAACAGATCGAATTGCTTTGCGGTGCGCTCGTGCCGCGAGAGGACACGCCAGACGGTGTCCTCGCTGCACCCGGCCTTGCGGGCGATCGCCGGGTAGCTCATGCCGCGAGCCTGATAGACGAGCACGCGCCAGGCGCGGCCGAGCGGCATCTTGATGGTGTCACCGCCCCACGCTTCCGACAATGCCTTGGCACATCCTTCGTCGATCAGCTCGATAAGACCTTTCGTCGGCTGCTTCGGCACATAGAGCCGCGTCCCGCCATACGTCTCGATCAGCGTCAACGCCGCTTCGGCGCCGACGATCTGCACGACGCGACGGACCTCTTCGGTCGGGGGCGGCAGCGTCTCGGTCATGCGAGCACGAGACCTCGCACGGTGAAGGTGATGGTCGAGAGAATGTCAGCGCGTTTGCGCCACACCAGGCGTGCGGTGTAGCTGCCGTCGCGGCATTGCCAGAGCCGCGCGCTGGAGCGGACGTAGCCCTTGCCGACCCACATCGCATCCGATTCCGCGAGCCCGGTGTCGGCCGCGAGAACACGATCCATGTCGATGACCAGGCGGCGCGCGCGTGTCATGCGTGCCGCCCGATCCATGACGAGCTCACCGGCCGCTTGCCGAAGCCGGCGCCGACCCGGCAGGCGTGATCGGCGCAATAGGGAGAGTCCTCGAAGGTCTGCGCGCCGCAGAAAAAGAAACCCGCATCATGCGGATCGCCGACCGGATAGCGGCAAGTCTCGTCGGTCAGCTGCAGCAAGGTGCGGCGCTGTTCGACCGGGATCTGTGAGTCATCGAACTCCGGCAGCGGCTCCGCTTCAATTCCAGCCGCGGTCAATGGGTCGGCGAATTCGCCCATCGCGGCACGGCGCATGCGTGCGGCCCGCGCGAGCTGCGGCTTACGCGGTCGCGGTATTCGGGCTGCTCGTGGCGTGCGTACCTTGACGCGGCCGGAAAGACCGAGGCGGTGCACCTTGCCAATGATGGCATTGCGCGTGACGCCGCCCAGCTCGGCGGCGATCTCGCTGCAGGACAGCCCGTCCGCCCACAGCGTCTTAAGCCGTTCGACGCGCGATTGGTCCCAGCTCATCGTTGTCTCCTTTGGTGTTGAGCGATTGCAGGCGCGGCAGCGCACGCACTTCGCGTTCGAACGGAATGAGGGATTTCAGGAGGGCATGCAGGTCGGCGAGCCGGCGGGCGTCGTTGAGCATTTCGACGTAGCCGGCCATGGTGCCGGGGAAACTGCCGAGCAGGCAGACGCGCTGCGCGAACACGGCCGCGAGATCGACCTGAAACACCTGGTGATGCAGTTCCTCGCGCAGCAACACGGCGAGTTCGGCGAAGCTCGACTCCTGCCGATCGGCGAGCAGCCGATCGAACAGCGCCTTGCTGCGCTCCAGGTGCGCGTTCCAGTCCTCGGTCGTGAGCCCGACATTCTGCGCGCGTCGCAGGACTAGTTCTTGCTGGTAGCTGTATTCGTCCACGTTCCCCCCTTTGCTTCGGCCGGCCGCTATGCCGCCACCGGCTGTTGTTCTGATTGGCACGGCTGCGACATGAGCCCGCCGGCGTTGGCGAGCTCGAAGATGTCGAGCGTGTGCGTGATGAAGTTGGCGAAGGCGTCGACATCGAGGCGCGCGATCGCCGGGGCGAAGTGCTGCTCGTCGTGCAGCTCGATCTGGATGGTGTCGCGATCGACCGCGAACAGGCGCACCGCCGCGGCCACAACCACATCGGCGGCGACCGCATCGCAAGTTATTGCTTGCGGCAGCTCGATGGACACGGCGAGGCCGCCGGCATCGCGCGCTTCGATCACCGCATAGCCGTTGCGGCGAAACAGCCTCAAGCACCGCTCGTCGAGCACGGCGCGGGCGAGGACGGTGTTACCCTGCGCAAACACCAGGTGGAGGTGATGAACGAGCCGCGCGAAGCTCTGCTCGTCGGGCACGCAGGCGCGCGCGATGATGGCGTCGGCGATGATCATGACGTGCGCTCCACGTCGTCGAGGTGGAGCACGATGGCGTCGCAAATGACGGCGATCGGCTGCTCGGTATGGCGAGCGCAGTAGGTATGGAGGCGCGCGTGGAGGTGCTGCGGCAACTCGTACATGCGTCCGTCGCGATCCTGCCCCAGCAGCACGATCGAGCAGGCTCTATACGGCGTCCAAGTGATGAAGCCGCGTTCCTTGAGGCAGGACAGCAGCCGGACGACATTGCTTTTGCTGCAGCCAATCTCCGTCACGATTTCGCCCATCGATGGCGACCGGCCAAGGCGGTCCGTCAAAGTGGATACGGCGTCGAGTACGACCTTTTGCCGGGCGGTGACCGCGGGCGCGTTCATGATGGTTCTCCTTCGGTTGTGTTGGTGGGTGCGGGCTGTTGCGCCAGCGCGCGGCGCAGACGGGCGCCGAGGATGTTGGCGATGTCGTCGAGTTCGACCGCATCGGTCGCGGGCGATTGATCGAGCGCGACGAGGCGCGCGGTCTGCGCTTCGACGACCGCGAGCTTGACATCGAGCACGTCGGCATCGCGCGGCGGCCAGACCACGCCGGCCTCGCGCGCGAGCCACGCCTTCAATCCCTCGATCGCCTTGGCCGCCAATGCCGGCTCGCGCAGGAAGCGCGGGTGCGAGACCTTGGTCTGCCGCTCGATGAAGGCGCACAGCGCCTTATCGGTGCGGTCGCGCACCACGCCGAGGTTCCAGCCGGAAATCCACAGCGCCCGGAGCTTCATCGCGAACGGGCCGTCGAGCTTGACGGCGCCATGCGCCGCCGGTGCTGGACCGCCGTTCAAACTGTTGTTCACAACAAGTTTGGCCTTGAGCTTCTCGATCACGCGGCCGGCCTCGGCGAAGGTCAGCTCGCGCGACGAGTGCTTGCCGGTCTCCAGGCGGATGACATCGCGGCGCAGCTCGTCGTCGAGGCCGGCCCGTTTGGCGATGGCGTGAATGGCGACAATCTGTCGGGGTGAGACGTGTGCTGCCATCACGCGCCTCCGAGGTTGATGGAGGCGTAGGCGGCGCGCGCGCTCTTCGCGCCGATGATCAGCGCCGCAACGCTCGCGCGGCACTGCAGCAGCTTGCGAACCTTGTAGGCTTTGCCGCGGGCGGCTTCCGCATCATCTTTGCTGGTGAACACGAGTGCCGTATCGACCCAGCGCGGATGACTCCATGAGGTGATGCGATCAGCGCGCCCGTGCGGTAGCCGCAGCCGCAGCTTGATCTCGCGGCGGTGCCCGCGCCGACGCACCACGTCGATGCCGCCGCCGATGAACCAATCGGCATCGCGAGCCAAGCGGACGATGCCGCCCGTTCCGCCGCCGAGAACCACGAACAGGTCCCTCATCACACCCCCGCCAGATCGATGACGATGGGCTGCCACAGCGCCTTCGAATTCGTGCGCCGATAGAAGCGGACGTATTCTTTGGAGCCGATGACGCGGATGGCATCGCTAAGCGCCTGCATGGCGGCAAGCCATTGCTTGTCGGCGATGTCGAGCCGGCGCAGCTGGAACAGCGCCGAGCGATTGATGCGGCCTTCCTTGTCGACCTGGAACGCGTGCTCGACCAACGCGCGGATTTCCGGGCGCGCATCCACCGCCCAGGCGGTGATACACTCGTCAACCAGGCCTTTGGCGATCTGCAGCTCGGGACCGAAGGTGAGCTGCTCGGCCACCTGCACGGTGACCTTCATGCAGCCGTCGTAGGACGTGAGCGTGATGTTGCCCTTCTTGCCGCCGCGCTTGGCGCCGTATTTCTCGGCGAGCAGGTCGACCAAGGTGGTGACATCATCGAAGGTGTGGCCGCGGAATCTGCCGATCTCGGCGGAAAGCCCCTGCGCGTAGCTGATGATCTTGCGCACGGTCTGATCTTCGAGCGCGTGTTCGGCCTTCACGACAGCCACCGGCACCATGCGGCCGACGGCGTCGCGCATGTACTGCTCGCCGGCGACTTCGGTGATGCCGTTGGTGATGCCGGCGTTCGCCTGGATCACATCATCAATTGCGCTTTGAGAGGTCGTTTGAACGTCAGTCATTGATCGTCTCCGTTGCTGGTTTTGGACTTTGGTCTTGGGTGAGTTCTTGCGGCACGTAGCCGAGCGCGCCGAGCGCGTTGCCGATTTGTTCGACACACGCAAAAACCGCGCGCCGCTGCTGCGCGATGTCGGGCGCCTTCGGATCGTCGTGCATGCGATCGATGGACGTGAGCAGCTCGAAGGTTGCGGCAGCGCAGCCTTCGAGCCGGAGCAATCGCCGCGCGAGCGCGACGATCTCGATCGAGGAAGCCGCCATCGCGCCGCGCAGCGCCTGCCGGCCGATGCGATCGGCAACCGCGAGCGCGTCGATCGCGGCGATGCGATCATCCAGCGTGGGCGGCGTGGCGGATGCCGGAGCGGTGGCGGCTTCGGTCATGCCGCGTCTCCGTTGTGAGGAAAGCGGCGACGCGGCGCGCGCGGAAACAGCACCACGTTGTCGGGCCGGTCCTTTACGCAAGACTCCGGCTCACTCTCGATGCCGGCCATCGCCTCGACCACGTTGGCGGCGAGCTGCACGCCGTCTTCGAGTGCTTCGGCGCGCCGGACTGCGAGGTCGAGCTGATTGGAAAACTCGACCGCGCCTTCGCGGGTCATTTCGGTGCCATCGCGCAGGCACTCGTCGAACCAGACTTGCAGCGCGATGAGGTCGCTGGAGAGGCGTCTGTTGGCTGCCATGGCGCTGCCCTCACGCGGCCACGGCGGCAGGACGCGCGCCGTTGGTGCGCGGCGCTTCCTCGCCGCGCTGCTCCCAGGCGGTGCGCACGTAATCGGCCGACACCGGCTTCTCGTCGGCGGCGGCGAGCATGTGCGCGAGCTTGAGCGTCTCGGCGATCTGACCGAGCGCGCCGGGCTTCTTGCCGATGGCGCGGCACAGCTCGACCGCCTCCGGGTCGGGCAAACGCCAGGCCTTGACGTAAGCGTCGACGTCGCCATCGAGCGGGCGCACGCGGTAAAGCCGCCGCGTGATGCGCCGATGCAGCTGCGCATAGGCCGGCTTCGGGGTGGGGCCGCCAAGGCGGCTGTAGAGCTCCTCGTTGCCCATCAGCACGAGGCCGCATTCGTATTCGTCGAGGAAGAAGCGCAGCTGATTGATCGCGCTGTCGACGAGGTTCTGCACTTCGTCGACGATCAGCAGGGTCTGACGGCCGTTGCGCTTGAGCCGCTCGCCGATCAGCCGATCGAGCTTGGCCGGATTGCGGTCGGGAATGCCGAGCGCGCCCGCGAGGTCCGTCAGCATGTTGCGGACGTTCGCTGTCGTTGGCCGCATCGTGATCAGCGTCGTGTGCGGCCGCGTCTGCTGGTAATGCCGCGCGGTGAAGGTCTTGCCGAGGCCGGGACCGAGCACCACGACCGCCATCGCCGGCATTGCCTGCGCGTAGCCGCAGATCGCGATCAGCTCATCGGCAGTGCGCGTGCGCACGAAGCCCGGTCCCATCGAGCCGGCGGTGAAGCGCGCGCTCTCCTCGACGGAATCAACCCAGCGCTCGACCAGCCGCGTCTGCCGCGAAATGACGCCGGTATATTTGCCGTCGTACCAGGGACTGAACGTTCCCATCGGAACGCCGGAACGGTTCGCCACTTCTGTCTTGCTGAGCCCTTCGCGCTCGGCGATCGCGCGCACCGCGGCGGTGACTTCGTGCCAGCGCTGCAGGTCTTCCGGTGACAGCCTTGCCGGCGCCGATGTCGGCACCGCCCATCCGGGCTTCGGCTCTTGCGATGATGTCGTGTTCATGAGAGAATCCTTTTCTCGTTGCCGTTGATGTTTGGGCGGTCCCGCGGGTCAGGCGGGGCCGCCCTCTTCTTTTCGAAACGGCAGCACGCTGCCCTGCTGGAGCAGCGCCACGCCGCGTTCGAAACTCTCCGCACCGGCCCATTGCGTTTCGGCGGGCTCGGCTGCAGCCGGCCGATGTGTCGCGCCGCCGTTCGCAATGAGCCGGATGACGCCGGGCTTCGGCGGCTGCGGTATTTCGGGAGCGGGCAGCGCGCGCGCGATCTCGTCGATCGACATCGCCACTTCGAGGTCGCGGACCTCGCGCAGCGCGCGCAGATAGGTTTGCTTTTTCTTGGCGTGCAGGCGCGACGCCTCGATGTCGTTGAAGCCGGTCTGCTCGATGCATTCGGCATCGCAGATGAAGCGGCCGTCGCGCTCGTACACGGCGACCGGCAGGAACAGGCTCTGCGGATCGAAGCGGATGACCACCTTGTGGCCGATCGCTTCGACCAGGCGCTCCGACCAGTAGCGGTTGTCACCAAGATAGAGGCTGCCGTCCGGCGCGCGGCAGGTGCGCTCCTCGGCCGCGAGCAGCAGCTCGCGCAGCTGACCGGGCGCGGCCTTGCGGATCAGCGCCTGCTCGTAGCTGGCTCGGAAGGTCTCGGCGAAGCTGCGGCCCTTGGCGACGGCAGTGCGGCGGCCGGAGCGCATGTTGTGACGCGCGATCTGTTGCGCGACGAAGGTCTCGAAGGCGTCGATCGGCAGCGCCTTGGCGCCGTAATTGTCGGGCTTCGCGGCCGGCGAGTTGCCGGTGTAGGCGCCGGCGCAGAACGGATGCTTGGCGATCTCTTCGCAGAAATCACGGAAGGCGCGCTCGATCGGCTTGGCCTGCCCGTGATAGGGCGTGACCCAGCTCACCCGGATGCCGAGCTTGGTGAGCAGGCCTTGCGGCTCGTCGTCGAGCACCTTGAAGCGGTAGCGCGTCGGTTGCCGCCCGCTGATCAGCTTCGAGGCGAAGGCGCGGCCGTTATCGAGATAAGCGACCTCCGGAATCCCGAAGCTGCCGACCGCATCGGCGAACGCGAGCCGCACCGCGCTCCAGTTCTCGCTGCGGTCGAGGCGATGGCCGACAATCTGGCCGCTGTAGAGGTCCTGCACCGCGACCACGACGGGCCGCGCGATGGTGCCGTCCTCCCAGCGCACGAACACATCGAAGGTATGTCCGTCGGCGGTGACCGCCTGCATGGCGTGAAACACCGAACGGTCGCGGGTCTGATGCGGGAAGGTGCGCGCCGCCGCCTCGGCGCCGCTGCGCAGCATCACGCGCAGCGCATTCGGAACCTCTTTCTGCAGACGCCGGCGCAGCGTTTTCATTGACGGGATCGACCACTTGTCTTTTTGCGCGGCCGCGGCTTCGAGCAGCCGCCGATAGCAGGCATCGAAGGCCGGCTGCTCGGGCCGCAGATAATCGGTCTTGATGAATTCCCACGCCTGCGGATGACACTCGGCGGTCTTGCTGCGGCCGGCATGACGCGTGGCGAGCGCCGCCAGCCGATCGGAGCGATGCACCGCATCGGCGGCGCGCAACCAGGTCCAGATGATCGAGGTCGAGACCTTGGCTTCGCCGGCGGCAAGCGCGACCGCGGCGCTGCGGGTCATGCCGGCGGCGAGCAGCTCGACGCGATCGATGATCGCCAGCTTGTTCTGCGCCTCGCTCTTGGCCTTGCTGGAAAGCCGTGCGAAGCGGTCCCACAGCGCATGGGCGCGCGTGCCGTCCTGCGATTTCTGATCGGCCTTAAGTTGCGCGATCAGCTTGGCCTGCACTTCGGCCGGCAAGAGCGAGAGGTGATACTCGAAGCCGCCACCGCGCCCGGTGCGCGGGCGGGCGCGGCGCTCGTCGGCATGCCAGCGCTCGCGGTCGATCAGGCGATTGAGCGCGCGCATGTCGGTCGGCAGCGCGGATGAACCAACGGCGAGAATGTCGGCGGCGGTGAACCAGTCGCGCATCAGCGGCTCGCCTCCCCACCATCATCGAGGACGGCGTCGACCAAGTTGTCATCGAGAATGTCGTCGATCAGCCGCCGGATCAGCGCGTTGACGCTCGTGTTTCGCTTGCGCGCATGGGGACCGAGCCGGACCAGCACCTCGGTAGAGAAGATGATTGTGCGCGCGTCGCTGCGGGTGCCGTTTACCTTGCGAAAGAGTGGGATGGGCTCGCCGCCGTTGCGCGCCCGCATAACGACCTTGGTGACGTCGTGCGCGGGAAAACGGTGGCCGAGCTTCACGACGATCTGGCGCGGCGGGTTGCCGGCCTTCGCCAGCTCGACGATCTCTCGCTGGAAGTGCGGAGCGATTATCATCACCGCGCTCCCCGCCGGCGACGGATGACGACGGGCCGCTCTTTCAGCTCGCGCTTGAGGAAGGCAATGGTGCTGTCGAGACGGCCGCGTTCCTGCTGCAGCAGGCCGAGCTGCGCGAGGTGGGCCTCGCGGCCTTCCATCACGATCAGGCCTTCATCCTCGACCAGCACGTCGTAGAGCCAAGCGGCGCCGGTGGCGCGCACGAAGGCAACAAAGCGGGTGATGCTGATGTCGTGTTCGGGCTTCGACGGCGCGGTGTAGGCATAGAGCGCGTCGGCGGTGATCTCGCGGCCGGTCAGTTCGCTCATTCGCGCGGCGATGATGGTGACGCTGTCCGCGCATTCCTTAAGCGCCTGGCCGAGCGCGGTCTTGATGCGCAGCGACAGGTCGACCGGACGGACGCGCTCGGTGCGTTGCCGCACTGGAAACAGCGGCGAGGTGAACAGATCGTGCTGATCTGCTGTTGGTAGCGGCCTGCGGCTTCCCATTTCCCCCGTGGTCCCCTCAGCCCGATTTCTTTTTTTGCTTGCGCCAACGCTCGACAATCACCGCTGCGCCGGCCTCGGTGACGCCGACGTGATCGAGGATGCGGCGCTTGAGCTTGCTGCTCGCCGGCGCCCACATCGCCGCGAACCGCTGGAACGCCTGCTCTTCGGAATCGACGGCGGCGCGCAGCCGCGCAGTCACGAGCGCGCGCGCGAACGGCAATTCGGGCTGTTCGGTGATGACGGCGATCAGCCGGCTGCGCAGCTCGGGCTTAAGCTTGGCGACGACGCGCAGAGCGGCGGCATTGTCCGCGTGCTGCGTTGGCCAGAGCGTCTTGATGTCTTGCGGGCCGAGGTCCTCGGCGAGCTTGACGTCGAGCTGGATGGTGCGCTCGGTCGCGTTGAGCCTTTCAGCCGCGACGGAACAAAACGAAATCTTTTCGTTTTGATTTTGAGCGCGATAGGAACGGGACTTCCGATCGCCGCCGCGATTGTTGCCGTGATTCTGCTCCCAGATCAACTTCCAGGCCCAGAGACTGGTCGCGCGGGCGAGCGCGGTGGGCGGCTCGATGATCAGCGAGGACTCGATCTCCCGCACGAGCGCTTCGGCCTCGACCGGTTGCCCGCCGCTGATGACGCGCAGGAGCTGCTGGGCGGCCGGCATCATGGGCGTCGCTCTAGATCGTCGGCTTGTAGGCGGAGGTCATCGGCGAGATCGACCAGGCCGTGCTGGGCAAGCTGATCGGCGACGACCCTCATGCCGATCGCGGCGCTCGCGGCTTTCAGCTCCAATTTGCGAAGACGCTGTGTAAGGCGGACGTTGTTCGCCCGAATAACTTCTTCCTCGAAGCGGGCCACGGTGCTCATGCGCCGCGCTCCATCGGCAGCTCGACCACGAACCAGGTGCGCGGCTGCTTCGGCGGCAGCAGCCCGCATAGCTCGGTGAGCGAAGCGGCCATGCAGTCGGCGGCTGCCTTCTCGTCGATCTGGAAAGCATCGTCGCGATCGGCGGTCGTCTGCGGGATGAAGTGACACGCGGGCACGATGCGCGGGGTGCCGATGTCGATGGCGCCGGTGAAGAACAGCCTGCCATGGTCGAAATTGGAGGCGACCGCGTAGCGCGTCATGACATCGCCTCCGCTGCACGCGGATCGAAGATCAGGCTGAAATAGACCGGGTAGCGATGCGCGTTCTTCTTCGGGTCGCTCTGGCAGGGCCGCGTCTCGGTGGTGCGCTGGATGATCCCGCTGCGGATCGCGCGCAGCCACACCGGACCCCAGGCGTTGGGATGGTGCGGTGCCGGCGCGCCGGTGACCGCCATGGCGGCGAGCACGGCATCGATATGGACGTGCACCTGCTGGCGGGCGACGCGCTCGATGGCGGCGAAGGCGGCTGCCGAAAAATCCGGGCGCGCGTTGGCCTCGGCCTGCGCCATGCCGGCATCGCGGCGGGCCTGCGCGAAGGCGAAGAGATCGGGCGGGCTGCCGCTCATCGCTGCCCGCCGTGGCGGCGCTTGTGGACCGCATAGACGATCGCGAACACGATCCAGTTGATGGCGATCGAGGCGAGCAGCCAGCCAAGGCCGTCTCCTGCGATTTCCCGTGAAACAGTCGTGAGCATCGTTCCCCCTGACCCGCTGAACGGGTCGACGGATGGTCTAAGCAGCGTCTTGTTTTGGACTCGCGGGGGCGGGGCGGCCGGTGCTAGCCTTCGGCCGTGAGGGTTTGAGATTCCCGTCGGCGTCGAACCAGTCCGGCCAGAGCTCGTGCATCGGCACGCCGATGAACGTCGCAATGATCCGGTTTGACCTGGTTCGCGGCTGCTGGAGGGCCGCGCGCAACGTCGAATCGGCAAGGCCGTTGGCCAAGCTGAGTCGACTGAGATTGCTGCCCTTCTTCTTCACCGCGGCGACGATGTCGGCGTGGTGCCAGCCGGCGTTCGGCATCTGAAGCCCCTCAGCCGCCCCTGCCAGGGCGGTAGTTTTTGGGATATGCACGTAACGAACGTGGCAACAATGGCACGAAAACGTACTATGTCAACCGAAAAACTTCCTATCGGGGCCTGTAAGTGACCGCCAAGGGTTCAAAAAAGGGCGGATTTTCGGAGCAACCGGCCTCATACAATTTTGCGGAAAACCCGGATTCGGGATCGCCGCCTGTCGTCACGGACCTGCCAGACGGCGCGCGGGTGAGCTTTGGCGACCGGTTTCGGTTCGCGCTCAGACGGATTCCGGTGAAGCAGCGCGAGGCCGCGCTCGGTCGCAGCGACAAGATTCTGCGCGGCTACACCGACGAGAAGGTCGCGCTCGAAGTCGTGCTGGCGCTGGCACGCGTGACCGGGATTCCAGCCGAATGGATCGTGTTCGGCCGCATGCCCAGCAATGTCGGCAGCGAATTCACAATGCTGCATCGGCTCGATGTGCGCGCCAGCGCCGGCGGCGGCGCCATCGCGACGACCGAGCAGCCGGTCGACCTCGTAGCCTTTCGGTCGGAATGGCTGCGGCGGCTCGGCATCAATCCGCGCGCGGCGCGCACGCTATTCGCTTCCGGCGACAGCATGGAGCCGACCATCGGCGACGGCGATCTGCTGCTGGTCGACGAGTCCATCGATCGCGTCGTCGACCACGGCATCTATGTCATCGTTTACCAGGGCATGGTGCTGGTGAAACGCGTGCAGCTGCGGCGCGACGGCACTTTGGTGCTCAAGAGCGACAACGCACGCTATGATGAGGAGGTTGTCCCGCCGGCCGAAATGCCGGAGATCAGGATCGCGGGGAGAGTGCGGTGGTACGGAAAGACGATCTGACGATCGCCGTGACCATGGCGAGCTGCTTGTTATCGCCCGCGCTGGCACAAGAACCGCTCAGCCGGACGATCGGTAGCTGGGAGATCATCGCCACCACGGACAACATGACCGATGAAAAATCGGTCGGGGCCGTCAACGCCAACCGCGCTATTGACGGCCGGGATGATCCCACGGCGCTGATGATCTCGTGCCCATACAGCCAGAGCCTTTCGGTTTCGCTGCGCACGGACGGCTATTGGCCGACGAACGAATACCACATGGGCGTGACTTATCGGGTCGACGGCAAGCCGGCGGTCCGCGAACTCTGGCTCACGTCGCCGATCAATCCCCACCGGGTGCAGTTCAACAATCCGCGCGCATTGCTGGCGGCGCTGCGTCAAGGCAGCCGCGTGCGGTTTCGGATTAGCCCGCTCTACGGCGAGCACGAGGGCGCGTTCGACCTTGCCGGCACCGGCGAAATGATTGCCGCAATGGAAAAGCTGTGTGCGGCGACTTGGTCGAGCGGCCGGAAGGAGCCGGGGCAAAAAGCCCAAGTTCCGAAGCGCATTCCGGGCTCGCCGTTGTCACTCGAAGCCCGCTGATTATCGGCGCTTCCTCTCGATTTACCCGTGGCTCCGCCGAACTTGGGCGTGACGCCCATGTTCGCGCCTCCGATCGCGGTCCGCAGCGCGCCGATTCCTGCGGCGCCGATCGCGCGCTGAGTGCCCTTTAAAAGCGGACTTGTGTGGCGTCGAGCGCGCTTTTGAACGACACCGCGAGCCCGCCCCCTTGCTCCAGCTTCATGTGTCCGGCCGGCGCAGGACTCCGAAATCAAGTGTCTAATCGGCTCGCGCAATTAGACTGCGAGCGCCCGCCAGAAATGCCCTATCCATCGGCCTTCCCGCGAAATCCCGGATAATTCCGCCCATTCCCGCCGACTCCAGATTCAAGTGTCCCCTAACAGCCAGGGCGGCGCGTCGGCGTCCCGATTGTGTGCATAGGCAATCCGACCGTTGGCGGAGCCGGCAAGACGCCGCTCGCGTTGGCGGTCGTGCGCATGCTGGCGGCCGCGCGCGAGCAGCCGGCATTGCTCAGCCGCGGTTATGGGGGCAGCCTCTCGGGTCCGGTGCAGGTTGGCCCGGCGCGGCACCGGGCGGCCGATGTCGGCGACGAGCCCCTTCTGCTTGCCCGCGTGGCGCCGACAATCGTCGCGCGTGATCGGACAAAGGGCGCAGCGATGGCACTGACCGCGGGTGCAGGCGTTATCGTCATGGACGATGGCTTCCAGAACTCCGCGCTCATGAAAGATTTTTCCGTCCTGGTGGTGGATGCGCGGCGGGGTCTGGGCAACGGCGCGGTCATTCCGGCCGGTCCGTTA